TACTGACGCCATTACAACAAAACCTTTTGATTGGGCAGTAGATACAGATTTTACAGTAGTAGTAAATAGCGCTAAAGCTACTTTAGAATCTGTTGATTCTGGTAACGCAGATGTAGATGTAGAAGGTTCAGTTGATGGAATAAATTACATTAAAATGGCTGATGTTATGACATGGGATGTTGGCGCTGGTAGTAGTTCTACTGTAGGGCAAGGAGTATATGATTTTGAGGCAAATGGTAAAATGCCTTATATGAGGTTATCTTTAACACCAGGTAGTGATGTGGATAATACAGCTAAACCAATAAAGATTAATATCTTTATGCATAGTGTATAGTGGCAATATTAGCTTCAAATAGTAGCCAAATTGCAGGTAAATGGTTTCCATATTATCATAAACCTTTTATTTTAGGGAGAGTTGGAGATGGACAAGGTAGTACAGATGGTAATACTTATATAGAGCAAACTGCAGGAGGTGCAGATAATACAATACTTAATGGTATTTGTTTTAGTTCTCATAATTGTGGATATTACTATAGAGTTGTATTTAAAAATAGTAGTACAGATGAATTTTTAGTTGAAAAATATGATTTAAAAGATAATCTTATTGATAGTATAGAAGCTACTTCTGGTTATAATTGGGATTTAATTGGAGGAGTAGGGCTAATAACTATAGATATAGGAGTTGCTATTTATTTTGCTAGTTCTACTACTGCAGAAGCTTTAGATAATTACAAAATAACTCTACCTTCAGCTGATACAATGGATAGAAGAAAAATTTATCATGGTGGTTATTCTACGTTTATGAGAATGCCTGCTACAGAAGGAATATCTCATCATAGTGATATTATTCCTTGCGATTTAAAGAATAAAAATATATCTGTATCTTTTAATACTCCTATGTTTCAACATATAGGGAGTGGAAAAACATTAGAAGCTGCAATAAGTAGAGAAGACTCAATGGGAAATCTTGCTGTTAGTGCTTCTCTTGAATGGAATATAAACCCAGATGGAGCTAATTCAAATGTAGCTGTAGCTAATTATGGATGGGATTCAGGAGAAACATGGTCACTAGGCACTCAATCTGCATATGATGTTGACCCTAATTCTGATTTTCCAATACATGCACATTTATCATCTAGTGATTTATCAACAAGTAGCCCTGTTTCTGGAACGTTTCAAACCCAGAACATTCAAGTATCTGGAAGAGCTGGGCACGCAAAATTTAGATTAGAATTTGAGCCAGGAACTGGTGGTCCTGCTATATTAGCAAATAACCAGTTTTGGCCTGTAATATTAACAATAAGTTAGAAAAGGAGAAAAAGTGGCAAATTCAACAAAAACACATATTAATTTGGTAGGAGGAAGCACAACAACTGTAGCTTCTAAACCAAAAAAACGTAAAAAAATGGTTAAAAAAGCTAGAGGAAAAGGTAGAACTATTGCTTCTAAACTTGGTACTAGAGGAAGAGGAAGAAGCGCTAGACCTTAATGGCTAAGAAAATTGCAACTGTATTTTCATCTAGTATTGGGAATATTTGGCATAGTCAAGTAAAGCCTGATACTAGAAGAAAATTAAACTTGAAGAAAAAAGGTAAAAAATAATGGCTCAAGCTGGAAACCTAGGACAAAGAATAACAGATTTAATAGGTACCGATTATAATACTATCCCTACATATGCTGGGGATTTGATAAATGCTGCAATTAATGAAACTGCAGATTTAATGAGTGAAGACTTATTATTAAAATATTCTAGAACTCCAGGTGTTCTTGAGGCAAATACAGAATGGCTTGTAGAAGATAGGAAGATTTTAAAAGTTACTAGAGTAGATGCTGATAGTAGTGGTATAGAAAGAGAATGCGTTTATTTAGATAGACCAGCATTTTCATCTGCTCAGGATAGTAATAGTATATATTATGCTACTGTTAATAGTCCTGTGTATCATTTAGATACAGCAAATGCTGGAGCAGCTACTCTTAAGATAATGCCTGTGCCTACAACTCCACAAAAAGGAAGAATATGGTATTTTCAATATGTGACGGGTTCATTGCCTGATGGTACAATAACAGATTTAACGGAAGCACAAGTTAATACTCATTTATTTATGCCTGGCAATTCAATGCATGCTATTGCTTTAAAAAGTGCGATAAATATTTTACAAGCATATATAAGTGATTTTATACAAGATGAAGAAGATTCAGAAATGCTTCAAATGATACAAGCGCAATTACAAGGTTTAAAAGCTGATTATCAGCAAGAAATGACAAGATTTATGGATGAAGCAGGGAAGCCAGGAGCAGAATAATGAAAACTAAAGAAATGATAGAATTAATTCAACAACATCACCCTCATATGGGAGAAGTTGAAATAGTTAAGCTTTTAAATAGAGCTAAGAATGATTTTTGTGCAAAGACAGAAATAGTCAAAGATAGCTATACTTTAAATACTGTTGCTGACCAAAGATATTATGATATAGATAATAGAATTATAAAGATTAAAAGTGTATGGATTGATGATGTAAAAATTCCAAAAATGATAGGCAAGCCTATTATTGATGATGAAGATACAGGAGAATATACATAATGGCTACTAAATATACAAGAGCATGGTATATAGATAAGTTAGGTAAACTTGGCATTGTAGAAAAAACTACAAATGCAATAACTAAAAATGGCTATACTACAGATTGGAAATCTGTTACACAAGCTAAAGCTACTAGAATATACGCTATATCTAGAGATTCTGATATTAGTATAAATGAAATGACAAATACATTTAATCAAATTCCAGAACAGTTTCATGAAGTACTTGTCTATAAAGTAGTAGCTATGGGTTATAAAGACCCTAGAAATATGGATTTAAATAATGCTCAATACTTTGATAATGAATATGCCCTTGGTGTAAAAGAGGGTAAAAAGTTTTCTAGAAATAATTATACAGATATAGGGATGATAAGCCCTCAAGATTTTTAAGGAGAGAATATGCCAACATGGACAAAAGAAGTAGTTGATTTATCAGTAGCAGGGGCCGCCTTAACTATTGATAATATAAAAATAGATGGAAGTAACATAGGCCATACTAGTGATACAGATTTATTAACATTAGCTTCAAACCTATTAACTGTTAGCGGAGCTTTAACAATTAGTGGAACTTCGACTTTTAATGGGGCTGTAGTTTTGGGCTCAACAATTAATGGAGCAACTCTTGGTTTAGATTCTGATTCAGAATTAAAACAATCAACAGGAACAGGTCTTTATAATACTACATTTGGGAAGCATGCTGGAGATTCCATTGCTTCTGGTGGTAATTATAACAGTGCATTTGGAGAAAATGCAGGAACATCTATTACTACAGGTGATTACAATACATCATTTGGATATAATTCAGGAGCTGCGGTTGTAGGTAACAATCATAATACTTCTATAGGTTATGAATCACTTTTAAGTACAACTGGCCTGGCTAATACTGGTTTAGGGTCAATGGCAATGAGATATGCAACTAGTACTGATTATTGTACTGCTGTTGGTACTTATGCATTATATGGCATAGATGGGACTGCTTTGACTGGAAATGGAAATACAGGAATAGGCTATAAAGCTGGGTATAGAATTAATGGTACTGCATATAACAATACATTTGTAGGCGCTCAATCTGCAGGAGACGCGTCTCAATGTACTGGAACAGCTAATACAGGTGTAGGAAATAGTTCTTTAGCAGATATAGATGCTGGAAGTTACAACACTGCAATAGGTTCTTTTGCAATGAAAGATTTAGATAGTGGCAATCACAATACATCATTAGGTTATACTTCTTTATATGTTGTAACAGAAGGAGACTATAATACTGCAATTGGGTCAAAAGCATTGGAAGCTGTAACTAGTGGAGATAAAAATACAGCAGTTGGCTATCAAGCTCTTCTTTCAAATACCGCAGCAAGCAATACTGCTGTTGGGGCTTATTCAGGTAATCATATAACATCAGGAACGTATAATACTTCAGTTGGGTATGAAGCGTTATTTGGAAACTCGGGTGCAAAAACAACTGGAAATTCCAATACAGCTGTAGGAACTAGAGCTGGATATCTTATACAAGATAGCGCTGCATCGAACACTTTAATAGGAAGTCATTCTGGAGAACAAATAACTACATCACAGCAAAGTACAGGACTTGGAAAATCTTCTTGTGGAGCGGCATCAGCATCGCCCTTAACAGGCAATAGTAATGTTGCTCTTGGATATTATGCAGGAGCATATATGCAAGGAGCTGCTAATGATAATTGCTTTGTTGGAACTGCATCTGGCAGGAATCAAACAACAGCAGCAAATAATGTTGCGATGGGTTCACATTCTTTATATAGCAATTTAACAGGTACAGCTGTTACAGCTACAGGACATTATAGTCTTTATCATGCTTTGGAAGACCATAATTCTGCTTATGGATACCATTCTGGAAAATATGTTGAAGCTGGTGAATATAATACATTTATAGGAAGTAGAGCTGGTGAAGGGAAAGATGAAGTATCAAGTGAAGGAGCAGGTACAGCTAGACTTGATGGAGATTCTAATACTCTTATAGGGTATAAATCTGGTTATCAAGCAATTAAAACTACAGCAAGCAATACAGCTATTGGCTCTCAATCGTTAGGAGGTGGGGTAGATAATGCAAGTGGTATGGTATGTACTCATAATACAGCTGTAGGAACTTCTGCTGGATACTCTATTACAACTGGTTCTGAAAATACACTTATAGGTCGTAGTGCTGGAGCAGCACTTACTACGAGTAATACTGAAGTTTATGTTGGAGCTTATGCTGGAGATGCTACTACTACAGGGACAGGGAATGTGGCTATGGGTTATTCAGCTTTAAGTTCAGCTACAACAAATAGTAGTAATGCAGATGGTAAACCTGTATATAATGTAGCGGTTGGTTATAAAGCTTTAGAGGATATGAATGATACAGATGAAACATCTTCTTATGGTCGTAATACTGCTGTTGGGAATACTTCTATGACTAATTTGACAACAGGAAAAAGCAATACAGCTGTAGGAAATGCTAGTATGGGATTAGGAGTAACTACAGGAAACTATAATGTTGCTGTAGGTCAAGCTACATTGTACGATTTAACTAGTGGTGAATATAATATCGGAATAGGAAAAGATTCATGTGGAAATCTTACTCACGGAGATTACAATATAGGTCTAGGTGCAGAATCTTTACTTCATTGCAAGCCAGCTGATGGTTCAGGATTTAATGTAGCTATAGGCTCATTAGCAGGAAGAGGAGGCTCTGTAAATGCTAGTGCTAGTGCTACAGATAGTGATGGAGTAGGTAATACATTTGTAGGTCATAAAGCAGGTTGGGGTAACTCTATAGCTTTAGAAGGAAATTATAATGTAGGCCTTGGCTTACAAGCTGGACAAAGTCTACAAGGAGCTGCAACTCAAAATACTTTTGTTGGTTCTTATGCAGGTAATACTACAACAACTGGAGGTGCAAATACTATAATAGGTTATAATTGTGAAGCATCAGGAGCGACGGCTTTTAAGCAAATTGTTATTGGTGCTAGCTTAAATGGAACAGCTGATGATGCTGTATTTATTGGAGATGATGGTGACCATATAAGATGTGATTGGGGTACTGATGCAACTTGGGATAAAGTTTCTGATAAAAGAAAGAAGAATGTATTAGGAGATAGTTCTCTTGGATTAGATTTTGTTAATGATTTAAATACTGTACAATTTACATTTAAAGCTCCAAGTGAGTATCCAAAAGAATGGACATCATATGACAAGGATAAAACAGAGCCAAGAAATACAGAAGTGCAACATGGATTGCTTGCACAGGATGTTAAGAAAGCTCTAGATAATGCTGGAATAGATACATTTTCTGGCTGGAGTGAAGACCCAGATGGATGTCAAAGAATCGGAGAATCTGCATTTGTGATACCGTTGATTAAAGCAGTTCAAGAATTAAGTGAAAAAGTTAGAAAATTAGAAAACAAGGAGTAGGAAATGCGAATAAAAGATTATTCAACATTAAAGTCTGCAAGTAAAATATCTCTTTCAAAAGATGGAGATATAGTTAAATTAACTCAAAAAAGATATGATTCTAATACTGGAGAAGCTATTGCTGATAATGTTTCAGAAATTGACCTTGAGATGTATAAGAATGATAAAGCTCATAAAGAAAATGAAAAAGCTTTAATTGAAACTGAAATTACAGAACTTGGAAAAATAATTGCTGATATAGAAGCTCTATAAATGAAAGATTATTTTGGATTGGTTACAAATATTAGACAGATATGGAATTGCTGTGGGAATAGCAATAGCTATGGCTTTTTATATATGGAAAAGCACCAAGTATATTCAAGATGATTTGTCTAAAGATTTACATCAAAAATTCAATAGATTAGAAGGAATAGTTGTGAAATTGATAGACCAACAAAAAAAGATACAAATTGAAATAAGAGGTTTAAAATCTAGTTATAATTCATTAGTTGATATCGTAACTAAGATATTAGGAAAGAAGTAAAATAGAAACTACTAAAGAAATATTAAACAATTTAACAGTTCATATAGCTAGAATTAGTGGTGATATAGAACATATTAAAGAAAAGGTAAATGAAAATAATAAACATTTATTAAGGCTTAATGGTAGGGTGCGAGAAGCTGAGAAAAATATATCTGCTATTAAAGCTGTAGGTGGAACTTTTATATTTGTTATTGGGTCAATATTAACATGGTTAGGTATAGAGAGATGATACAAAAGATACTTATTAAAAAGATTTTAGAGCTTGTTATGGGAAAAGTAGAAGAAAGAGTTGAAAAAAGACTTGACAAGATGGAAGATAAACTTAAAAAGCTAGAAAAGACTTTCTCGAAGGGAAAGAGTAAACTAAAAAAAATCAAGGAGAGATTCTAATGGAAGAAACATCTATGGGATTTATGGCGAAATTACTTGGCAATTGGGAGTGGGTATTACTTGGTCTATATGTTGTAGAAAAAGTAGTAAAACTTAGTCCTAGTAAAAAAGACGATGTAATATTCGACATGGTGCTAAAGCCTGTTTTTGACAAGATAAAAGGTAAGTAGTGTCAATATTAAACGACAAAGATAGAATGGTAATGTTGGAAGATATTTTACTTAGTCGTAAAGATACTTTAATAGACAGTATCTCCATTGATAGTGAGTTTGTTTTCTCAGACAAACCTTCACATTGCCCTCATTGCCACAGTAGTAAAATAGGTGGTATTTTTGTAATGGGGGCATATCAGGGAAACTTATTATGGGAATGTGACAAATGCGAATCAATATTCTTAAGGTTTAAAAAAGATGAAACTGAAGAATATTTACAAGCAGCGAAAGGGGCCTGGACTAATCCTGAAGACTGGGGTTATGTACCGAAATCTGAATTTAATTAGAGGATTATATGGCTAAAAAGAAAAAGGGAGTAATTAAACGGGCCATAGTTACTCCAGACAAGCATGCACCAGTGCAAGACAAACCAGCGATTAATGTTGTTTGTCAAGCAATAGAACTGGTTAAACCCGACATCTATATAGATTTAGGGGATTTAGGAGAGTGGGGAAGCGTCTCCCACTGGCAATGGAAAAGAAAGAAAAAACCGCCATTAGAATATATATTGCCTAAAGTAGACGAAGATGTAAAGGCGGTTAATGAGTTACTTGACATAATTGATGTTTCACTTGACAAAGTTGGGTGTAAACAAAAACATATTTGCGCAGGGAATCATGATGAGTGGTTAGATAGATTCGTAGAGGAGCATCCTTACTTAAAATCTTACCGCTTTAAAGAAGTATGCAAGTTCAAAGAACGAGGATACAAGTATCATGAAGCAGGTAAATATATCAAAATAGGCAAGCTCTATTTTTATCATGGGCATCATTTTGGCGGGCAGTATCACGCAGCGAATCATCTAAGAAAATTAGGTGCCAATATAATGTATGGTCATCATCATTCCCTGCAACAAGACAGTGTGACTTATATGGATGGTCCTAAGTCAGCCTGGTCACTTGGATGCTTAAAGGATATGAGTTCTGAGAAGAATAAATGGTTAGGTGGTAGACAACATAAATGGGCTCATGCATTTGCAATAGTAGATTACTATAGAGGTGGTAGATTTACAGTGGATATAGTACAAATTATAGATGGGAGGACAACAGTATGGGGAGAGCTGTTAGACGGGAACCTTTAGGTATAATGATAGTTCCTGATAAATACTGGGTTTCTAGTTATAATGATATTAAATACATAACAAAGGAAAGCGATGCCAAAAAGCATAAAAGAAATAACAAGATTTAATACAGGAACAATATTAAATGTATCTGAAAAAGATATTCCTATAGAGTCACCTGTTTATTCTCTTAATATTAACCCTATGGCTGAAGGGGGTATTTTAGATTCTATTTACAATAATAAGCTTATAGCTTCTATTAATGAAGATAAAATAGTTCGATTTGAAAATCCTGTATCTTGGGGAGACAATGGTACTATAAGCTCCACTCTTAAGTCATATAATGCTTCTAATGTAGTTTTAACCAATATAAAAGGATTTGACAATAAAGCACTATCTTATATTGATGTTGTTGGAACTAAAGGTAGAAAAGAAAAGCTTAAAGTTAATAGTATAGAACCTTGGTGGGAGCTATTAGAAACTAATGAATCAGTCAAATCATACCCTATTCTTAAAGCATCAGCTAATTTAAATTCTAATGAAACAGAATTAGATTATTCTGGCTATGGAAAAGCTTCTGCTACTATATCTGTATCTGATGGTGATGATGGTCATGGGACAACAAAAGGAGAATATATTAGGTTAATTAATACTGATGGATTAACCGTTGATTATGTTATCTCTCAAACTGATGGTCCTGGAGCTGCTACTGGAACTGCTATTGTTAGCGCTACTACAAATATAGGAGGAGGAACAACTTATACTATTCCAGATGGAGTAGATAAAGCAGTTGCTGTTGGGCTTAATTTTAGTAGTGCAGTTAAAAGAGATATATTAGAGCAATTAAAGGATGCTATAGGAAATGCAAATGGACATGAAGTTGATTCTGCTGATACTATAACTTCTACTTCGCCTGGAACAGCAGCTAATGGTATTCAATATATCAAATTACAACAAAGTGTAGGTGGAGAGAGTGGTAATACGCAAATTGCAAAAGATATATCAAGTATAACTGTATCTGATTATTCAGGTTCCAATGATACTTTCTCTGAAGGCTCAACATTTCATGCAGATTTTAATGAAGGGGATTATTTGTCTCTTGTAGGTATTGAAGATAGTGGTATTAATGTAAATGAAGCAAATGGATTAGCAGCTACAAGTTCTTCACAAGCAGTAACAGTAGATGATACTACCGCTACTACAAATACACATGCAAATAGAGTATTTGTAAAAAGTGATGGAACATTAGTTGGAACATGTACAGCAGTAGGTAGTGGAACTTCAATAACTTTTGGAGGAGGACTTATAAATCCATTAATAAATAATGATGATTTATATATGATAAAATCATTTGATGGCAATGTATCATATGAAACATTACAAGTTAAAGAGATTATATCTGCTGAAAATAAATGCATAATAGAGAGAAGTTGCTTTGGAACTAGAGCTAATGAACTTTCAGTTAATTCGTATTATTATGTTTATGCTCAAAGACAAACAATAGATTCTATTCAAAGACAAACAAATAAAGGGACTTGCTTACTCTCTGATTGGAGCGATTATTCTGGGAATCATTTAAAAGCTAATGGATTTTTATACAGAAGAGATACTTCTTCTGCAGCTGTAAATGCAGTAAATGGAATATTTACGTGTGGAACAGGAGGTTCTGAATATACTATAACATTTAGCAATAGTGATAAAACTATGACTATAGGAAATACGGCATATGGTTCTACTAATTTTAAAGAAGGCGATACTATAACATTATATCACAGCGCAACAAATAGCAATGGGAATATTGGTAATAGTTTTAAAATATTAAAATACTCTTCTGGAGTATTTACATTAGATAAAGCTCCTGTAGAAGAAGTAATTAATAGCGGAACATTTATAATAGATTCAAACCTTGTTAAAAACGGAGTTTTTTATGCTAACAAAACTACCTCTTCACATTCTGTAGTTGGTTCTGGTTCTACTGCTACAGAATATAAAGTAAATGATTGGGAGCATAGAGGTTATAAAGCTGTAGACTCAGAGGAAGATTCTTTCTTTAATACTTATACTTCTAAAAAAGGGTCTAGTCATGGTGGAATACAAGCTGTTAGTAATTGTGTAACTAGAACTAGTACTGGAGGTTTTTGGGATGATACTAATGCAGGGCATGCTGATATCTCAACAGAATATTATCCTTTTGATAGTGGAGATGATTATATTTCAATAGAGTCTGAATATTGGGGGAATAATAGTCTTGAGGTTGGAACTCTTATTCCATCAACTTCTTCAAGAGGAGCAATTGAAAAAATAAATATTAGATTTAATGTTTTAGGCTCAGGTAATCCAGGAAATCTTGCAATGAAAAGATTATCTGGAAACGATATATTAAAAATAGGTTCTGGCCCAGAATATATGAAAGTTCTTGAAAATGGAGTAAATGGTTCTACTATAACCGTAGAAAGAGGTTATCTTGGAAGTACTATAGAGGAACACGCTGTTGGAGATGATATTAAAAAATGTTTAAATATGTTAATCTCACAGGATATATCTAAAGACAAGATAAAACCAGGGCAGACTTATGAGTTGATGTTTGCTGCTAAGAACAATGGAGGAACAGCAGGTTCTGAGGGTTGTTTGTCTATT